CTCGTTCAGGGACTGTGGAACGGTATCACAGGTGCAGGGCAGTGGCTGAAAGATAAAATATCCGACTTTGGCAAAAGCATTATAAACGGCTTCAAATCAGCCTTTGGTATCGCTTCACCGTCTAAGCTCATGCGTGATGAGGTGGGTAAATATATAGCTCAGGGTATAGGTGTCGGCTTCACTGAGGAAATACCGGAAATCGGCAGAAATGCAGCCGCAGCCTTTGAGCAGATAAAGCTTTCTGCACCTGAGCTTGAAATTCCTGAATTTAATATCCCAAAGCCTGAACTGCCGGAACTTGTGCTTTCTGTTCCTGATATTCCGGATATTACTGTTCATGCTGATATGCCTGAGCTTGAAACTGATGACGATATCCTGCCGCATAAGCCAACGATCGACAGCTCTGCATTCTCAGCTCTGAGCGCTCGGTCTGTGGATCTCAGCAGCTCATTTGCAGCACCTGCCGCAGCTTCTGAGGTCGTTAACAGCAGCATCACCTATAATAATATCCCTGAAAGCAGAACTGCCGCAGACAGCTCTCAGGAGATCGTTATAAATGCACGCTTCGTTGTAGGTGAAGAGGTCGTTGCCGAGGGCGTGAAAACCATTATCGCTGACGAGATCGACAGGCAGCAGGGCATTGATATCCAGCTGAAACAAAGGGGGCTTACTACATGATAAAAGGCATTTTTGTGAACGGCAGACACACCCGTGACTTCGGTCTGCGTATGCTGAAACGTTCCATCGGTTCTGCTCAGAAGGACGACTATACTGAGCGTGTTCCGTATTCAAATGTAACCTATGATTTCAGCGGACTGTACGGTTCTCATAGCTATGATGAGCGCACGCTGACCTATCGTTTTGAGCTTATAGAAAGGCACATCGGCAAGGCTGAGGACGTGCTTGTAAGTATTTTAAACTGGCTGCACTGGTCTGACCGGGTAAGCCTGTATGATGATATGCTGTCCGGTTATTATTTCGAGGTAAGAGAGCCGTCAGTGAGCTTCAATGAAAATCACGGAATATATACTTTTGATATGGTTTTCAGAGCTGCACCGGCTATGAAGCCCCGTCCTCACAAGCGGCGGTATAATGTTTCAACTGTGCGGTTCCCGGATATAGGCGGCGACGGCATAGTCGATGCTTCTGATGCGTCAGCGATAATGCAGGCTTATACAAGGATAAGCACCGGTCAGGATTCAGGTCTTACACCTGAGCAGGAACTGCTGGCGGATGCGGATATGGACGGCTTTATCACCGCTGCTGATGCTTCACTGGTCGTGAGGTTTTATTCCGAGATCTCTACCGGCGGTAAATATGAGAATTCAGTTTCAGGCTGGGCAGAATTTTTAAACGACGTTTTAGGCGGCAATGAGGAGGTATACTGATGTACAGAATAACAGCTGTAAACGGCAATGCAAGGACGGTTATCCACGAGCCTGATCCTGACAGCAGTGTCCGGCTTGCTTCTGGTCAGTTTGCAGAAGAGGTCAATCAGATATCGTCCTTTGAATTTTCAATACTGCCTGACAATCCGGTTTTCAGCGAAGGACTAAGCGACCGGAAAACGGTCATCGAGGTGCTGAACACTCTGACTGATGAGATCGAGTTTGAAGGTCCGCTGCTGCGCTCCGGCGAAAAAATGACTGCTGCCGGAAAGGTTTACAAGTCCTGCATCTGTGAGGGCTGTCTCGGTTATCTCTGTGACAGCGTTCAGCCTTATCACCACTATGAAAGCAGCACGGTCACAGAGTTTCTCAGCGCACTCCTTGAAAATCACAATGCTCAGACTTCTGAGGAAAAACATATTTATCTTGGCAGCTGTGATTTTTCAGGTGACAATACAAACAGCAAAACAACTGCCTACAGAAATACTCTCGAAGAGATCAAGGTCAATCTGATCGACCGCATCGGCGGCGAGATCCGTATCCGAAAGGTTGACGGCAGACTGGTTCTTGACTTCCTTACCCGGTACGGCATCAATTCCGGCACAACTATTGAGCTGGCAAAAAATATCCAGTCTCTCGAAGCTTCTACAGATCCTTCAAACATCATCACACGTCTAATACCTTTAGGATATCAGCCTGACCCCGGCGAAAGCGCTGAAAGACTGGATATATCCTCTGTCAATGAAGGCAAGCTTTACATTGACGATGAAGCTGCTGCTGCAAAATACGGGATCATAGTTGGAACCGCTGTTTTTGATGATATCACTCTTCCGGAAAACCTCCTGGCTGCCGGAAAAAAATATCTCCTGAACAATAACCGTGTCAAAAAAGCTTATGCCGGTCAGGTGCTTGATCTATCAGTCCTTGACCCTTCGGAACAGAGCTTAAGAGCCGGAAATACTTATCATTTCAGGAATTCTCTGATCGGACTTGACGAAGACCTGCGGCTTATGAAGCGTACCGTTGATATTTATAAACCCTATAAGCCTACAGTCGAGATCGGTGACAGAGCTGAGCGTATTACTGATGTTTCTGTCAGAACTGCTAAGCTCATTGAGTACGAAATGCCAAAGCAAAAACAGGATATCCTTGCTTCAGCTAAAGCTACTGCAACTGATCTTATAAAAGCCGGTATCAATGGATATGTCGTTGTCAATGAAAACGAGATCTGCATAATGGATACCCCTGACAAATCGACCGCATCAAAGGTCTGGCGGTGGAATTCAGGAGGCTTCGGCTATTCAAATACCGGCTACAACGGTACCTACGGCACAGCTATGACTATGAACGGCGCTATTGTCGCTGACTTCATCACAGCCGGTGTTCTGCGAGGTCTGGAGATCATCAACGGCAGCGGCACCTTCCATGTTGATACTGACGGGAATGTATCTGCTTCGAGCATGAGCATTAATAACGGCAGCGGTACGTTCAGAGTGCTTCCGAATGGAACTGTCAAGGCTCAGGCGATCGAGATCACCGGCGGTAAAATCAATATGACGACTGATTCTGAAAACTACGATGCCATAACCCTGCACTGTAAAGAATGGACAGCTCAGCTTACTCCTTTGCAGCTGATGCTGACTAATAGCAGCATTGATAAAAAGGTTGTTATCCAGGCTGGCGCTATATATTTTTATGACAGTATTTCAGCAAGCGAATCGGTCTGCTCCGTCAGCTCTTCGACCGGTGATATATTTTCTAAGGGTACTGTTTATGCCGGGGGAGCTGTTCATGCAGACGGAAATATTTCTTCAAGCGGCGATGTTTCAGCAAGCGGAAATGTTTATGCTGATGCACTTAGATTCAACTGGAACGGTAATACTTATGACACTGGTACTCTTATAAGCGCACTATGGAATGAAGTCTTTGGAGGTGGTATGTAAATGCTCAGATTCTATGATAAGATGCCGGATATGGAGTGTATTTCCGGTGACACGCTTCCGACCTTCACTGTTGAGGTCGAGGCTGACAGCCTGGAAAACTGCCGTATGCAGCTGATAGCTTCACGTTTTACCGACCCTTCTTCAGCGGTTTTCACAAAGGAATGCACCGCCGTGAAAAATGGCTTTGCCGTAACTCTCACCAGCAATGACACAGCTTTGTCCGAAGGAACTTATCTTCTGCATTTCAGGTTCATCGGTGCAGACGGTCTCAGCCGCCGGAAGCTTGCCGGTAAGCTGTATATAGTTTCAGCTGCGAAAGGAGCAGTTTAAATGAACTTTGCATTTACTATTGAAAATGATATGAGATTCAGCATAAATGTCGGCTATGTTCAGCCTGAGCAGGGCGGCAATGTGCCAGCTATAAACAGTAAAATAATCATTGAGCCTCTCTTTGCAGAGGTGGTCGATTTTCAGGAGGAGGAAGAATGATAAAAAGCAAAACAGTTTTTACATCAACAGAATGGGGCAGCGGCCTTGAAACTGAGGTTTTAGAATGGCTCCAGCAAAATGGTACGGAATATTTTGACACAATAACACTAAGTGGCAATTATATCAAATGCTGCATCGGGGAGACAGATGTTATCGAAATTATAACCTCAACAGGCAAAATAGCTATGCCTCAGCTTGGTAATAATGCGAGCATGAGCGGCTTCGTCTTTACACACGGCTATGTACTTGAAAATGGTTTACTCCTGATCAATCAATCAACTGAGATCAATTCCAAAGGCAAATTTGTTTACTTCGGTAAATCGAGTGCAGGAAATACCTGTCTTATTGCTATGGATAGACCGTCTCAAAGCACTGTAGGCTATTCTGTAGGTCTCTGGGCAGCTGACCTTGTAGCAAGCAGTACATTTTCATATTGGTATGCTGCAAACAGTACCTACAATTTATCAGATGCTATCAAATTTGTAAATCAGGCTTCTATGAATGTTCTCACTCCAATTGTTATGCCTAATGAGATTTACTGTCCGGACGCCTTTATCCTGACTTATACTGAGTATCGTGGTATTATCGGCAGATTCAGCATAGACGGTGAAGAGTATTTCAGCAACGGCTACTGTGCTTTTAAGTGAGGTGTAAAATTATGAACAGAATCCGTTCACAGATAACTGTCAGCTTCGTTCAGGAGGACAACCGCAATCTCATCAGAGCTGAGATCGAGTGTGATACCGCCGCTGATCTTCCGGGCATTGATGATTACCCCGGCAAAAGGCTATCAATGGGATCAGTCGCCTGGGATATCAGCACAGGAGATTTTTACGGTCTGAACAGCGCTGGAGAGTGGATCAATCAAACTACCGGCAAAGTCCATGATAAGGAGGAGGTTTCAAATGTCGAGCCTGTATGAAATGCTTAAGGCTGCCAGGGCTTCCGCTGTCCCGGCTGGTGAAGCCGAAGACGGCGTCGCACGGAATATGATAACTGACCATAAGGCTAATAGGAGTAATCCGCACAAGGTAACTAAGGCTCAGGTCGGTCTTTCAAATGTTGATAATACTGCCGATATTGATAAGCCTGTTTCTGCGGCAGTTCAATCGGCGCTCAACTCTGCCATAGCTGCTGAATCCGAAGCAAGAGAAGCTGCCGACGACAGTAAACAGAACGCTCTCACCACAGAACAGCTCGCAGCTGTAAACAGTGGGATTACTTCAACAGATGTCACACAAATCGAAACTAATAAAAACAATATATCATTGCTTTATGAAAAAATCGAATCTGAATTGCACGCACTCTTACCTAACATCGCATCATCGACCACAATACGAGATTATGTGGATTCGCTATCAAGGGGTGTGTATACGGCGTTCATTGCGAATGTATCAAACCCTTCTGACAGTCCTATAAATGCTAACTGTTTTGTTAATATTTATGTATATAGTGCAACCACTGCGGCTGTGGAACTGATTCCTATAGCATCCAACGAATTGTCGCGAACATATACAATGCGGAAAGCATCAGGCACATGGCATGAGTGGTACATGGTTGAAGGCACTCCGGTCACTACATCCACTGAAAATCAGCAATAAGGCGGTGACGTAATGCAGTATATTATTATGATATCTATCATTCTCGGTCTGGCTTTAGCTGACTTCGCCACTGGCATAATCAAAGGCTATGTCACCAATCAGCTCAACAGCACTAAAATGCGCCGTGGCGGTGTTAACAAGCTGGGAGAGCTTATCGTTATGGCTACCGCCTGCGGCCTTGAAATTGGTATTCGTATGCTGGGCAGCTACTATGAAAGCGATGTTCTTGCCAGTGTGACCGGTGCTGTCACGGCAATCGCTGTTTTCATCTACATTGTCATCATGGAGCTTATCTCAATTCTTGAAAATTACGCTGAGATCAACACCGAGGCTTCATGGGTAAAAAGTATCGTTAAAAAGCTGAAAAATGTCAGCAGAGAGGAAGATAATAATGAGCGTAAAGACCTATAGCTACTCCGACAATTCACAGCTCACTGAACATTTCAGTGTCCGGGAATTCCGCTGCAAATGCGGCAAATCTCACAGCATTCTCATAAATACTGATCTCGCCGAAAAGCTTGAAAAGCTTCATAAGGCTCTCAGCTGCAAATACATAATCATCAACAGCGGTCATCGCTGCTCAGCTCATGACAAAGCTGTCGGCGGCAGCGGCTCAGGTCAGCACGTTAACGGTAACGCTGCGGATATAGTCTGCTACGATAAAAGCGGCAAACCCATAAGCTCTAAGATCGTCAGCTGTGCCGCTCAGGATATCGGCTTCTGCGGTATCGCCAACATCGACAGCTCCTACACCGCAACTCATGTTGATGTCCGTACCGGCTCAAAATGGCTCGGTGATGAAACTGTTACAACTGCTTACAGCGTCTGCTCCGA